TCACCGTCCTCGTGATACTCCAGCTTTTCCGCTCCAGCTAACAACTGCATTTTCTTTCCAAAAAGATTCAGCTGATCTTTTTCTGTCAAGCTGAAATTCTCTCTATTCTTCGGACTGCTCCGGTTCTGTTTCTCTTACAACTAATAATGTTCCACCACTTAATCCTGACGGTAATCCTGTCAGTTTTCCACCAGAAACACCAAGAGTAATGTTTGTTGATGTCGGTGAACCATAGTATGCTTGTTTATAATAGTTTGTGCCATTGAAAGCATACATGGTTGTATTAGTAGAACCACCCCACTGAGATTTTGTAGTCTCGTAAGCATAGCCGTATGCTTTGATTGTCCCAGATGCTGTCTTAAAAGATACTGTTGGGTTTGATACGTCTACAAGATACGCTTCGCAGTTGTTATTGCCACCTGATGCAGTTGCTTCATATGAGCCCGTCACACCAAGAATAGAAACACCTTTCTTGATATTGGAAGCAATAATCTTTGCCTGTTCTGACTCACTGATAGCAACTTTCCCTGACCCATTGTGATATCCTTGTGGGATTGTATAACTTTCCGATTTATTGCTGATAGATTTGTCGACTGCGCCATTGTTCAGCATAGAACCTGTCAGTTTTCCGTCTTTCCCATAGGCAGTTTTACCGGTTAAGATATCTGGTGCAGTAGCGGTAGCATCTGATGTATCTGTTCCTGAAGAAGTTCCTTCCTGAATCTTCACGTAATAATAGCCATCTTTCAGTCCGTCATCAGGATAAGCACTTGAATCATCGGAAGAAACATATCCAATGAAGCTTCCTTTTCCTTCTGTATAGGTATTACCGATATCTAATTTGTAATAATTGTCCGTAAAACCAGTTTCATATGAATATATATTAGATAATCGATACACAGATTTAGGATGTGTTTCTGCACCTTTTCCTTTGATATAGCTGTATCCGTTACCTAATGAATCTGCGTTTCCTTTCAGCACAAAATATCCGTCATCTGCTACAATATAGTTACCATATTTATCATAAGAATAATCAGATGGTGCTGTTGTTCCAAGATGTGTTTTTGTAACATCCCATACCTTTCCAATATGCTTTTTCCAGATATATTTACCATCACCGACATCCTCAAGCGTACCAACAATTTTTGCACCAGTTTTATCGTGAGCAATCGCACCACTTATCAATTTGTCCGCGGTAACCGTATCCTCCGTCAAATCAAGTAATACCTTACCGGCATATTCCACTTTATTTACGCTCATGCTCTATTACTCCTTTTATCCAATGGTTACTGTTGTTCCGCCTGCCGCATTCTCGGATTCAACATATGGAATCTTTGCAACAGTTACTTGAGACAAACAGTTATATCCTTTATCTGGAAGAATAGTCTGCTCAGTATTTGACGGTGTTATTACTTTAGTCTGAGGCTTCATTCCCTCACTGCCGGACATTTCTCCAACTACTCCAAGGATAGTAATGCCCTCACGAATGTTTTTAGCAACAAGTTTTGCTTTCTCTGTTGTATCAATTGATACTTTTCCAGATCCATCGTGATAGCCTTGAGGAACAACATAATCTCCATCAAGTGTAGCGATAGTTCCGGTTACTGCTCCATTATTTGGCATGGTACCGGTCAGTTTTTTTCCTCTTACATATGCAGTTTTACCTTTAAGAATTTCAGCAACGGCTCCTGTAGCATCACTTGAATCCACGTCATATGTGCAAGTACCGGTCAACAAGTCACCATCTTTTCCATGTGATGTAAATCCTTTTAATATTTTGTCTTCGGTAACAGTATCACCTGTTAAGTCAATCAATGTCTTTCCACCATATACTACTTTATTAATACTCATATTTTACAATTCCTTTCCAATAAATACAGTCTGTCCACCTTCAAGATTTGACACCTCGAAGAATGGAATTTCTTTGATTTTTACATTTTCTGTCAGAAACTTTTGACGTGTCGCAAGCTCTTGTTTTTCAACTTTTGGCGTGACCGTGTAATCGCCCTTGTAGTAATCCACTCCAACATTGTCGGAAACAACCTGTAAATGCTCAAAGTCAACCTTAATCTGCTCATTGCCAGTGCGAAAATCCACGTCCAGTTTTTTATCAAGCTCGCGAAATGTTACATCAAGTCGCATTAAATCACTCCCTCTTTCAGGATTCTGCCAACGTATACGCTCATGATGTCGGATGCAAGAGCCTCTCCGGCTGTAGTTCGCACTCTTATCTGTATTTCAGCCGTTGATCGTGGTTGCTGTTGTAATAACAGCGTCTCCTCTTGTGTTAAAGTTAGTGATACGGACGTACCAGAACAGTTGCAATCTGACAAGGTTTTTTCCAGAGCCGTTTTTCCATTCTGTGTCATCGTGATATACATCTTCGCGATCAGTGATGTGTCGAAGGGCAGTGTAAACTCTAACGTAGGTGTGGTGCCTCTTATCATGCTATCCCCTCCTAATATCCAAATCTCGCAATATTAGTACCATTTGACCAACAACTGAATGTTTCATTTTCACCGTATGCTCTTACCATTACGGTTGCATCATCCATACCGTCAGTAAAAAATTTATCTGTATAATTCGTTGCATAAAATGATGTATATGTTGTATCAAATTCTTTGTAAGATCCATCTGTTTTTGTAACTCTAACTTTATAAGACGTAGCATTTTCTACTTCGTCCCAATTTGCTGAAAAAACTGCATAGTTGAAGTATCTTGATGTACTTTTGAAATAAGTAGCATACTCCACTGTCGGAGTAGCGAGGATGCATTTCAAAATCCAGTTTTTCGCAGCATTGCTGATAGCTTCTTTCAGAGCATCATCTGGCTCAAAGTTGATATCCGGAATCTCTACGGATGGCGGTTTAAGTGGTGGAGTACAAGCTGACACCGGTACAACACTGGAAAGTGCCAATGTAAGTGCGCAGATGATAGCTGCTAATTTTCTTCTTTTTCTTTTCATATGTTGATTCCTCCTAATTATTGCTTATTGCTTCAATTTTAGATAGTGCCTGTCCGATAGTTCCCTTATATTCGTATCTGTAATCACCTGATGCACCAACAATGGGATACGCTTTCTTATTACTTGAAGTGATATGTCCGTACTACTGCCCCTCTGTTACAAGTTCTTCTGTTCCGGAATCAATCAGGATCTCTTTTACCTTGTCCTTTAAAAGTCTCGGTACCTGTGAATAAGTTTTCTTTCCTAACATGATCTGCTGTGCCCATAACATTGCCATCATTTCTTTTCCTCCTGAAATTTGTAATAATATGAATAAAAATAAAATGGTTAATACAATTATCGTTTTACTGATATACCATTTCAGACATTTCCAAAATGCATCCTTCGAGCATTTCATTTTTCTCCTCCGCTTTTTTAAGTCGTGTCTCCAGAGCTGCTATCCGGCTGTCCGGATCTTCTCCTTCCCGGTACATCAGCACACCAAGGATGCCGGCCGTGTACTTCACGATTGCATCAAGCTTCGTGTAATTTTCATACACAACGGTATCTGCATCCCGTTCGCTCACAGACATTCTCTTAGTTGTTGTCTGATCAGAAAATAAAGTCTTCAGCTGATCCTCGGATGCTGAAATTGTCTTGATCAGAAGTGCGCCATCCGTCTGCTCAGTGACCTGCTGGATCTGCAGTTCCTGACCATCATTGAATGTGATTTCCATTTTTCTGTTTGCCCCTTTCTTCTTTTTAGAGGGATTGATAAAGTTACATATATAAAAGCGCATAACAAAAACACCCGACTAATGCCGAGTGTAAATAAATAAGTTTATTTACTTATTTTAGCTAACTGGTATAAAAATAGCTCTTGTCGCAAAAAGAGTCCATGTGCCTCCATTTTTGTACGAAGTAATATGAAGCTTATCGCCTTTGCTACATTTTCCTGCAAAAGTAGAAACTAATTTGTAATAGTTTCCGTTATTTCCCATATTTACATTGTTTAATGCACAAGCGATTTCCTGTTTATAGCTTTCACTGCTGATATTGGAGGAAACTATAACGATAAAGGCATATGTAATGCCAGCTTTCAAAAAGCTATTGGTATCCAAATTTACTGTTTCTTGTGCAGTTGAATCAACGATTATTGGTTTTCTGTTTTCTAAAACAGTGTTGGTTTTGGTTAAATTGCTACTTAATTCAGCAATGGATCCCTGCACACTAAACAACTTCTTAACTTCCGTGATATTAAGTCCATTGAGAATGACCTGGTAAAGTGGCATGTCTGCTACAAGATCTCCTGACTGTATATCTCCTGTTGTATAACCTGGTACAGTCGGACTGTTTTCGCTTGGTGTTCCCTGGATTACTTTCAAGGTAAGTGATTCTTCATTTGTACTTGGATCTCTACTGTATCTGGCAACGATAAGGTCTACCCTTTTCATTCCCTGTGATCCATTTGTAATGGTGAGAGAATCGTATGTGTTCTTTTTAATCGATGCAGCACACCCTTGATGCATGATCACACCATCTCTTACTTTAATCTCATTGTTTGACGATACTTCCGCAGTCAACTGTGATCCTGTTCGCAGCACATAAGATTCATTTCCAAAAATTCCAATATTGATATCTCTGTCCTGTTCTGCAGTAACATGTGGACTTCCGGTATATCCTGTAATTATATCCATTAAGACTCTCCTTCCAATTTATACTCTACTTTTTCTTTGCCAGCTGAAATCGTCCATATCTTCCTTCCGATCGGCTTCTTCATGCTGGCACCGGTTAGATAATCTCGGCCACCAACGATGTCTCCAATATCCATACTTCCTTCTATTTTCTCCATCGTCATGTCATATTCCGTCTTATTCTTGGAATTTGTAAGTTTCGCAATTCCATTTTTGAGTAGGTCATCGTATTCTGATCCGGAGCTATCGTAAGTTTCTTCGATTTCATCAATTCCTCGATAGTACTGCGTTTGTCCTACGTTTCCCTTTTCGTCGACATACAAATGGATAACCAGGCGGTCTTTTAACTCTCCTTTTCCAAGGCATACTAAGTGATTCACGCCTCTTTTATTGTCATCCATCGTAAAATTCATGTTCTGATCGTTTGAAAATTCGTATTCCGATGAATAATCTACGATAGGAACAGCCCTTACTCGAACATAGCCCATTTCGTATTTATCGCCTTGAATATACTTGATTTCCAAGCGGTAACCTACGGATTGCAGCATCTTCCTTAAACCTTCATGTAGCGTACAATATCGATCAAACTGATAGTTCGTCAACTGAATGCCTGTATCTTCAACGACTCCGTAGAAAAAGCCCGGAAATGCTTCTTCTACTTTTCCTTTGATGATTTCATTTATTTCTCCGGATGCTATCGCATAATCCTGTCCTTCTTCCGGCTTGATTATTTTTTTCGTCATCATTCCGCGCCAGGTATATCCCTTTACGGTGATACTATTCGCTTTTGTGCTTGTAGTTACCTCCCGAACTATTCCGCCATACTCTGTGTCCGGAACATACACCTGACTTCCGAACTCAACCGTACCATTCCAACCGGATCTCTTAAATTCGATCTCAAAATCATTGATTGAGCTTTTCTCATCTTCTCCGATTTCCATGTCTACATTTGCATTTAAGATATATCCGAGCTCTTTGCCTATCGAATCCGTATAGATCAGTTCCATTCCGGCACGCTCCTTTCTTTGTATACCTTAATATCAAAGCCGAATTCACCACTCCAGTTAAGAGTCAGTACGCCAGACGGAATCAGTGCAAATACGCTTTTGTCTTTCGCTCTTTTTGCGAAAATATTTTGCACAGTTCCATTTCTCAGATGCTTTGTGATCATCTTCTCTCTGCTGGCGATTAATATATATTCACCTGCTTCTAGCGTCTCATAAATCTGATAAGGATAACCGTTTATCAGTATTCTTGGATCAGCGCATGGACCATATATTACCATTTCAAAGTTATTATCTCGGAAATGATCGATAATCCAGTTCTGCGTTCCGGCACTCTTTCTTGAATAATCATAATTATACGTTATCGGATAGTCTAAGAATGTATATGGCTTTCCTTTATTTGCAGAATCAGGATAAAAGCTTTCCTGTTGCTCCATCGACCAGAATGGATACGGGCAGTATATTTCTATCTTGCAATCTGTACGACTATTATTTTCACCCGATACTTCATTGCTTGATTTTTTTACATATCCATCAATGTAGTATTCGCCATAGTAAATTCTTCCTGGAGTCAGATTGACCACATCGTACTCAAAAGCATTCGTAAGCTTATTAAGGATCCGCTTTCTTTCTTTTTCTTTGCCTCTCACGGTAAGAGTAATATCATACATCACCGGTTCTTTTGCAAAAGCATTCACCGTTACACCCATTTCTCTTTCTGTTGTATTAGGTGTCCACTCATAAGCATGGAAATATCCGGAAGTTGCTCTCATTTTGTCTCCGATCAGATTGTATTTTTCTCCATTGGAGCATACATATTTAATCTCGATCATTCAAACACAACCCCCATTTCTCTCAAAGCTCTTGCTACTTCTCTGTCATTTAAATTTATAACTATACTGCCGTCTCCACGTCTGGATGTTGTTTTTAAATATTCCAGTAATGCTTCCAGCTTCTCTGCAATCGTGCTGTTCTGACTTTCAGTGCTGCTTTTGCCAGAAATTGCAAGGTCCATACTTGTTCCAATTGGTTTTTTTACAGACTTCTGAAGCTCTGCTGCCGCATTGGATACTAATGTTGTCTTGCCAATCAATCCATTCGCAATTCCGGTATCGATCATCTCTCCAACATAAGCTCCCCAACGTGACGGTGAGTGAATTCCGAAGAATGCCAGAACATTTTCTTTAAATCCACCAAGAACACCTTTTACAGCATCCCATAGCATATGTGCCGCCGAACGAAGTCCGGATGCGATACCGCTTATGATATTGATTCCAATACTTCCCCAGTTCTGGCTCGTAAAAGCATTCACAATTGCGCTGATAATTGCCGGTATCTGTCCAACCAAATTCGGAATGGCACGTATCAAACCTGCTGCCAGCTTAGCGATAATTGTAATACCACTCTGGAGAATCTGCGGAAGATTCTGACCAATTGACGCTACAAAACGCACGATTGCAGTCACTGCTGCCTGGGTGATCTGTGGCAAATTGTTTATGATTCCATTTACTAACCTTAAAAGCAGTCTTGCACCTGCGCTTAAAACAGTTGGAAGCATAGAAATAATCGTGTTGACAAAATACGTGATCACATTTCCTGCCATCGTTATTACTTGCGGTAAATTTTGCAAAATTCCGTTGACGATGTTGCTTATAAAATCTACACCCCTCTGCAACAAGATCGGAAGCTGCTCCTGAATTCCGATATTAAACTGATCCATAAGCTGCATTGCGCTCTGATAAAGAGTCGGTATTCCTGTTGTGATTCCGCTTGCAATTTGTGGAATCAGTCCAGACACTGCAGCAAACAGTTGTGGACCAAGTGCCGTTACAAATGTAACGATTGCTGATGGAAGTGCAGATATAACATTCCATACTGCCGGAAGCAGATTTCCAGCTGCAAAGGTTATGATCGTATTCGCCAGTTCATTAAGTGCCGGTCCTACATCCATTCCCAGAGCAATTTCTCCCATTACATTTTTAGCCGCTGCTTTCATCTGGTTGAACGATCCAGATATAGTCGTTGCCGCTTCTTTTGCTGTCGTTCCGGTAATATCCAACTGTCCCTGGATCACGTGAATTGCGCTGTAGACATCTGATAGATTGTCAATATTGTATTCCACGCCACTGATTTTCTGTGCATCTGCCAAAAGACGCTCCATCTCCGACTTCGTACCACCATATCCAAGCTTCAGGTTGTCCAGCATTGTATAGTTCTGTTTGGCGAATCCCTGATATGCATTTTTGATGTCTTCCATATTGGTTCCCATCTTATTTGCATTATCAGACATGTCTACCATTGCCATATCTGCCACATCTGCAGCTTTGGAGGTGTCGCCAGCAAGGGAACTAAGAAGGCTCGCAGAAAAACTTGTGGTGAGTTCCATGTAATCATTTGCACTCATTCCCGCTGTCTGGTAAGCTTTTGCCGCATTTGCTTTCACTTTATCGGCAGAATCTTTAAATAATGTTTCGATTCCACCAAGACTCTGTTCGAGTGCTGCACCTTCACTGATGCTCGCCGACAAAGCTTTTCCTATAGCTGCAGTAGCAATTACTTTTTTTATCATGCCAACCATTTTCCCGCCGAAAGAACTTCCAGCAGAGTCCGCTTCTGGCTCTAATTCTTTCCGAATTCTTCCTTGTATTCCTTCGGCGGACGGTATGATCTGCACATATGCCTTTGCCAGTTCTGTAGCCATCTTATTCCTCCTTTCCCGTCAATCTTGCCCATTCTCTGTCGAAATCTTCTCCGGAATCAAACGTCTGAATTTCTTTGGATTTTTCCGTTCCATCACCTATGATCATTCCAAGCAATGACTTCGGACGGTTTATCCCAGTCGCTCCATCCTCGGATTGTAACCAGGCGGTCGTACGTGTTCCATCCGCAATAGCTGCCATAAGAATTTGTTCCGGTATAGGATCTATCCCTGCCATTTTCATTTTGATTCTTGAATTCTCCCTCAACCCACAAGAAAAAGCCGCTACCATTCTACACGGCAACGACTTATAATCATAAATGTGATATGTTTCTGCAAGATCGCACAAAAGTGCGTCCTTATCAAGATTAAGCATGTAGGCGAGGATTAAGAGTTTTTTCCTGCTTTTGCATTTTTGAAAATTTCCTCTATTTCGATCATCATTTTCGACATTGGAACCCTTCCATTTTCTGTCCGCAAATGTTCTTTTAAGCGCTCCTTCTGTTCTGCACCAATCAGACGATTCATCACACTGCTCATTTTCGACATATTTCCTGCATCCATTTCGCACAGATCTTCAAGGAGCTCATAATCATCTAATGCTTCCTCATTTAACTCATACTCAAAACCGCTGCTTGTTTTTCCCTTCATTATTTCTTCGTCCCCTTAATATATTCGTAATGTGTCTGTCCTTCTGCGTCCGGTACTGCTGATAACGTTGTCTCATATCCAATCGCATCATCATCCTTGTATACGATGTCTCCGACTTCCGTAATGCTTGCACACGGAATAGTAATACGCTTCACCGCGTCTTTCAGAATCATATCCACAACCCAAGCATTCTGTTCCGCTTCATCTGCATTTACTTTTACCGTAATCCCTTCTTTAAGTGTTCCGGTAACATTATCATCTCCGTAAACACTCTTCAGAACTTCTACATTCAATGCTTCAATCATCGTAAACTTAAAATTATCTTTCTTACTGGTCTGCATATTCAATACAGTGTCGCCGCCCCAAGCATTTTTGTTGTCAGTTTCCGGACTATTAGAATTAGTGAGTCCATCCTCCGAGCAATATCCAAGTGACTTAAATGCTGCATCTAATGCTGTGGTTGCATCTGTTGGCAATGTTGTTCCGAGCGGTGCTCTAAAAATCGCGCCGCCTACTTTCGGCTTACCTGTACTTACATTTTTAGCATCTGACATTTTTATCCTCCTTCATCAGAAATGAACCATATCATATACAGCCTGATACCGATATTTCTTCCTTGTTGTATCCGTATAGTTGTAGTCGCTGTTAAGCTGGCACTTACTGATATCATCCATTTCAACAATTTTTTCCATTGCTTCTTTCACTCTTTCATTGAGTGATGCCGCCCCATAAAGGGATCCTGAATAAGACTGGATAGCAAGAGTTGCTGATGCAATATGATTTTCTTTGCCAGATCCAGTCTTTTCAATCAGTACATATTCCTCCGGAAGTCCCGGTTCTTCTTCCATCCTTACCGGAATATCAAGCTTGTCTTCCAGATATTCTCTAACTTTTTCCTCGATCATTTTTTCTACCCATTGCTTTCAGCAAGCTATTGTTGCCGTCGTCTCCATTTATTTTTACAATCGCTCTCGTTTGCGCCACATACGACTCCTTCTCTGCATCTGATGATATTTGATTTGCCTGTTCCAGCAAAATTGCCTGCATCTCTGCAGATTTCATCAACTCTCTTACACCGGATCGATTTAACTCAACTTTCGTTTTAGCCATAACGCTCCACCATCCATCTCTGATTCCATCTTCCTGGAATATTTTCTTCAATTCCTTGCTGTGGGAATCCAATTACCCGCCATGATGTGCCAAAAAAATCCACTCTGCAGTCTTGCCAGTCGTGCGTATCTCCTTTTGGAATTGCGATATTGTAGACTGCTTTTTTTCCAGTAATATTAAGCATATCCAGCACTTCTGTTGTCGATGCCGGAGCAACCAACACGTCTTCCACGGTCACAGGTGTCTCTGTATATATCGGATGTCCGAATGTATCTGTCCCACTTGTGATCCGTTCGTAGAGCTTCACCGGTATTCCTTTAATCATTAGCCTCTTCCTCCTGCATCAAATCCGAATATGGATTAAAATAGCCAATTCGATTCCCGACACCAAGGATTTTCTTATCCAATTTAGTCAGATACAATTCGCCACTTCCATTTGCATTTGTCCAGGTCTGCGAATATACCATTGCTGTCGTAGTTGTCTGTGTCGTTCCAATAGGTACACCTTCCTCTCTGCTTCCGAGCGTCCGAATAACCATGTTGCACGACACTAATTTCTTTGCCTCGTCTGTAGCATTGCGGTTATATGCATCAATGATGATCGATGCATCCTCCAAGAGTGCCGTTACATAATCTGTATCCGAAATATCTGTTCCTTTTCGTTTCCAAACATCCTCAATTGATGCGTATGCCATTGTATCACCTACTTTTTCGCTGTTTGTGTTCTCTTTCTGGTGTTCTTAGCTGATGCCTCTTTCTTTGCTTCGACTGGTTCTTCTATATCTGGAATCTCTGAGTCTTCTGTCGGTTCTTTGAGTTCTTCCACAGGTTCTTCTGTATTTTCAGCTTCTGCAACTCCTGTTTCTGTTTCGCTATCCTCGATCAAATCCTCGGTTTTTTCTTCAATAATCGGCTTAAACATTGTGGAGTCTAACACATCGTCAGACTCCACTACAATTCCAGTTTGTTTGTATAAATATTTCATATTACTCTTCCGCCTTCACGATCTTTGTAAATGCTGCCTGATCCATGATTCCAATTCCGTATACAATTTCTGCACGAATTGCAATCTGATTCTGTCTCTGCAGGTCTCCAAGTCCATCCGGATCACCGTATTCGATCAAGTGAGCGCCAATGGATCTCTGTACTCCCCATCTAAACGCATCAAACTGTCCTACGATTCCAAGTAACTTCGTATCTGGTGTGATTTCATTTTTTGCTGAAACTGTATCAGATACTGCCGCAGTCATTCCGGAAAAATTTGTAAGATTCTGTCCGAATCCAATTTCCGGATAAATCTTTCTTCCATCCACATCCCTCATAGTGGAAAGACCAAAGGAAAGTGTTGGATCCATTGCAATACCACTCGGTACATAGCCAGACGAGATGATCATTCCTGCTGCCGCCTCGATTGCTTCATCATACTTTGTGCCTGCAAGCTGCACACTCTGTTTCGTGTCAACCAGCCCTTCTTTTACAAGGCTTGATACCGTTCCTGTAAGCGGATTGATTTTGTGAATTCCGACAAGATCCAATGCTCTTCCCAGTGCGATTGACGCATTTGACGCCAGATCCTGCAGTACGCCGATCTGTACATCTTCGTCTGCCCACTGTACTTCCTGCGAAAATCTCATGGTAACCTGCAGTTTGAACGGATTTACTGCTTTATGAGCATATGCAGTTGGTGTTGGCGATTTCTGCCCTGCCTCTCCTACGAGTTCTGCTTTCGGTGGCGATGTAAGCACCCACACCTGCTGCTTTCCAAATTTCTGCGGTCTTGCTCCGGATAACTGCGCCAGAGTAGATCCTTTCTGTGCTTTTTCAAAAATCCCCTGCGAAATCTCTGCCGGAATTTCAAAATCTGAGCTAATAAGTGCTGCCATATTCTTTATTCTCCTTTACCAAAAATTTGATGTGCAAATTCTCTCATTGCATCATCCGTTGTGTTATACTCTGTTGTCTTTTTCCTGTTTCCCTTAGTTCCCGGATAACTCTTTGGCTTCGCAAATTTCATAATCGCTTCTGCCTGTTTTTTACAGGTTTCCTCATCTTCCCCTGTCAGTAATTCTACCGGTACACCAGTGTCTTTTGCTGTTTTTTCTCTTACCTGTCTTACAGTGTCTTTCTTTTCAAGTGCGCTTAATTTTGCCTGAAGAGCATCGGACTTTTCTTTTTCCTTCTGAAGTTCCGTTTTATTCTGCGCCTGGTACTCATCGTACTTACTTGCCTTTTCTTTCAGGTCATCATAATCTGCATATTTCTGTCTTTCTCTCGCAAGGCGTCCCTCTATGATTGAATCCATTTCTGCCTGAGTAAATGTTTTGTCATCTGCCATCTTGTTTCCCTCCTGATTTGAGTGTTTTTAGTTGCCACGTTTAAGGCACGTGTTGCCATAAAAATAAGACGCGTAACCCTGCGCCTTAAAGGGAGATATCTGGATCACCGCCTTTCCTATTCTGCAAATTTCCAATCCTCTGACAGCATATCAGCCTGAGACGCTAACCATCCCATCTGAACACCAGATGTTCCGCAGAATGCAATAGCCATGTTTCCGATTGCATCATGCTCACAATTTACAATATCCCCATCTTCTGTTTTATATGAAATTCCGGTTGCAAGCTGGATGTACTGTCCCTTTCCATTCCAGCCTTTACGTGCCACTTTCATTCCACGTTTCAGATATTTAATTGCTTCTCCAAATGAAAACAGAGCTTCTCCGCCCAGTTCCGGACAATTTTCTCCGTCTGCCAGTACCCATTCATCAGAACAGATATTTCCAAATGTATAATCTGGAATCTTTGTCTCTCTGATATCCAACTCTTCGCCATCTTTTGTGTGCATGATAATAGTCTGTTTCTCTTTTGACCAAAACCAATAACCGCTCCAAGATGGAATTTTCACTTTGCTACCCTGCTTCATTATTTTAAATGCCTCGTCAAATCTCATGTTCTTTCTTCCTTTCTTAAAAATGAGTATAAAAATACCACCAACCGTTTCCGATCAGTGGCTTTTAATACCATATTACCGTTTTTTCTTTTGGTGGATTATCCATCTTCGCAATCCGTTTCAGTTCTCGCCTCACGTGTGGTGCTGCAAACATGCTTGCATTTTCATGTTCTACAATCTCTCCATCCGGAATTCGTATTTTCATAAAACCTGCCGGCTCTTTTCCTTCTGGATAGTAATTTGCCGAAATACTATCACTGACTTTTTTTATGTTTTTTAAGATTACCATAATATTCCAGTGCCTCCTTCGGATAATTATATTTTTCCGATGCCAATTCATGAGCCTTTACGTGGTTCTACTTACTAAATAAATGTTGTAATCTCTTTGATATCCTTCAGAAATTGTTTTGCTTTTTCTGCCAGGTAATTTTCACAGAGGTATTCAATCCCTTTCGGCGTAATCTGACAACCTGAGAACTGCTCTTTCAGATAATAGCCTTCTCCAACCCTAATATTGGATAATCCTGTGATATATCCGTCGTTAAAAAGATTTTCAAAGATGTATACCCAGTATTTACGGTTAATTTGAAATAAAGAGCCGTCATACATAAGCATTTCTGGCTCTATTTCCTCACCTGTTTTCAATTTTATGTAAAGATACGCCAGTATCTTATAAACAATTACATAATAATCATCTCTTGCCATATTTCCCTCTGTTACTGTTCTTGCTCCCAAGCCCATGCTTTTACTTTTTCAAACGCTTCACTAACCTCTTCCGGCACGTTTTCAATTTTCCCATCATGAATATGATTGACATACGGTTCGTATACTTTCATTAACTTTTCTATCTCATCCGGATACTTTATGAGTTTCATTCTCTCTATCTCCTGTTATAAATCAACATATATTCTGCTTCCGTTTCATCATATCGTCCTAATTGATATTGTTGATATGCATAATCGCTTATTTCACTTACATTATCCTGCGTAATTCCTAATGCGTCAAGATTTTTCTTTGCCTTTTTGCACAGTTCTTTCAGATATTCACTACGGTTTTCTTTGGTAATCTCCCAACCCGCTTTTCGGAATTCTTCTGCCTGTTTCATATGCCACATTTCATGCCTTTCAACAGCATCTTTTCCACCAGCTAATTTCTGTATTTCCTGCTTTGCTATTGACTGACTATAATATACTGTATTTGTACACGGATCATACAAACCAAGGGCATTTTTCAGTTCATCATCTGCCAGAATCACAATTGTTGGCTTCCGTTCGCTTGGAACACCATATTCTTTCAAGGCCTTTTCTGTGTTCTGATTAATTGCATTCAATGCTTTTGGCTTTATCTGTGCTTGATCTGATATATACATAGATGTATCATAGCTTTCCACTTTTCTAACCGAAACCGCCACTTCTTTGCCACCTCTGGTCAATGAAATTTCTTCTGCTTTTCCTCTTTTAACCTTTCGGTAAGCCTGTTCTGCATACAATTCTCTCTTCCTCGCATTAATAGCCTCTTTATTCTCTTTGTATCTCATCCGGCGCATGGCATTGATGTCACCGCCTGCTGCCTGATACTCCTCCAGATACTTATCCGGATCATATCCTGCAACCGTGCTTTTTCCATCAAACCGGACTGCATATTCGCAATCGCAATGCGCATGAATGTGTTCCGCGTGACCATTCCTAAGAGCTTTCTTTGACGTATTCTGCCATCCTCTGGACGCGAGTGCAATGCAGAAAGCACAGGTGTCCCCATGTGGCACCCAGGCAAACTGTGCCCCGTCACGCTCTGCATTTTTCAGTGTCGTATCTGCACCTACCTGTTTTACAAGCCTTGCAAGCGTTCCGGGAATATTGTTCGGAGACTGCTTTTTTGTTCCTTTTACTGCTTTCGCCACTTCCCCATAGTCCGGGAGATCTGCTACTTCTGCCGTAGGGACTATTACTCCCTGTGCCGCTGCTGTCGCTTCATACATCTGACACGATAATGCACCGATAGCCTGTCCATAGTGTTGTGACAGTGCATAGGCGTAGTCCAAAAGTGCTTTATCATTTTCCAGTCCATTCTTTTGAACCCAGGACTGCATCAGATCCGCTGCTTTCTGGCTAATCTGTGACATCTTCGTTATGTATTCCACCCACGCCTTCTCCGTTATCTGCATTTCCAAATTCCTCCGTCAAGATAGCATCTCCTTTTGCTCTCTGTTCCTGCGCTCTGATTCGCCGGATATCCGCCTGATCAAAACCAATCATTTCAAGGAAAATATCTGTCTGTGCAAATCCTTGTCGCGCTGTCGCAATTTTGAGTGCTGCATCTGTAGTAGATGCCACGCTTGGCATTGCCGGATTCTTAAAATGTGCAATCAGCTCATGTGTTTCTTCCGGAAGCTCATCCGGAATCGTTCCAAGTTCAATTGCAAGTGCCATCCGTCCAATCCGATACAATGCATCACCATTTGATTTATTCAACTGTTCTGCCATAAGGATCAAGGTCTGTGACTGTGCAATAATTGCTTCACTGGAAGTCGGATTTGCATCATTTATCACACCAACATCCGTAACCGCCAATCCCGTTGCCGCTGAATACTGTGTAGCAAGCATCCGGAGCATCTGAACATGTGGTTCAATATTTCCCTGCGAAAGTTGCCCGAAATTCGGCTTTTCCCCAGTCTCCGGATTGTTTGTACTGTAGAGAATACTTCCAACATACTGTTTGAATTTATTATCAATCAGCATATCATATTGTTCATCTGACACCCCGAGCAGATACTTCTGTGGAGAAGTTGCAAATTCCAGTCCAATCGTTGCATTTGCGACTGTTCTTACATATCCCTGGATTAGCCTGCGGATCGGCTCTTTTAGCCTTGACTGACCAAATGGTTTATCGTTTGTTGCGTCCCAGATCAGAGCCACCATAAGGGGTTCTCCGAAATCATGGGGATTCTGCGTAGCATACCATGTACCTCCAATCCGATCCAGTTCCCAGATGTCTGTGTCTGTATAGAAATTTACGTGTTCCGGAGACCATGTAACATCCGACTCGTCTCTTCGCGCATCTTCAAAGGCAAATCCATATCGGATGCGTCCTTCGTGTGCATTCCACGAAGCTGCAGCACAATGCGGAGAATAAAACCGCACTCTTGCATCATCTTCCTCTCCGGATACCGCCGCAAATGCACAACCGTATTTCAGTTCTTCTTTGACCGCTTTATTGTATTCCGCTATCAAATGATTCCTTTTCATAATCTGATCCATATCTTCTGACTTCGTTCCATTTTCTGTAACAAACCCATCAAACATCGATCTTCCCGCAAGTACATCAACGGTTTTTGCTCCCCAGGCACATCCAATCTCAAGTTTTCCAAGACCTGCTGGCAATGCAATCCCAAGATTCACTTCATTCAGTGTGACTTTTCCGTTATAATAACGGCGCTTTTTCCTATTCGCACTTCTGTGATAATCATATATGTATTTCAATTCCTGAAGCCACTGTTGTTCTTCCGGTGGTAATCCTTCTACTCTTCCAAAATTTAACTCCATTATCCTATCCTCATCTTTCTGTTCGGATTTCGTTTCGATGTTCTGCATCCCCAGAGTGCAAGTGCTGCTGCTTCGATCGGAATCGAGTTTTCTCCACCAAATCCCCAGCCACCGGAAATCGGTCTTTTTACAGACGTAATTGCTGACTCATTCAGTATTTCTTGGTATTTATACCATGTTACAGTCTGTTCATTGATTTCCTGTGATAGCTGACTCGCCGCTGCTATCACTTCTTTTGCTGCCGGTCGAACAATTGACTGCTTATATTTCCACACCGGTGTTATCTTCTCTATCAGGAAGTCAACTCCATTTCTTCCATCGATCACCACACAGCTTGCCATCTTGTATCTCTGATTCAGCCAGTCCGCAAGCCACTGGATTCCTCTGTCCGTTGTTTTAAGCTCGATCAGTGAAATTCTCGCTTCCCCTACCTCTGGACAGACAGCTCCGCATAATGCTACCGCCGAACCGTCAAGCGAAAACTTTACACCGTAAGCAGTTTTCCCTTCCGGTTTTTCTTTTTCCGAAGCACATTCTTCCCATTTCTTCTTATCAATTGCATAGTCCTGATCATTGTTGATTGGCGACCACCAGCCGAGACGCTCTCTTGCAAACGTGTCCGCATCCATCTGTTCGCACTCTGCAGCTATGGTTGTTTCTGTCATTCTTCGCCCCAGTGCCGGATTGCAATCCGCCCATCTCTGACGATCAGTAACATCTCCAATCTCTTTCACAGAATATTCTGTCCAGGCTGTGGATTTGCTCTCACCTTCCGTTGCCCGTTTTCTTATCTTCCGGAATACTGTGCCGGTACAATTTTCATCCGGTGGTGTTCCAAGATAAATCGTCTGTGGATTCCTTGACGCTGATATTGCCGGCAAAAAAGATGCCTGCTGCTCGCTTGTCAATTCCTGTGCTTCATCAAACACAAGACAGTCGCCATGCAGTCCTCGACCACCATTCCTTGTTCTGGCAACAAATACTACTCTTCCACCATTTTTTAGAATAATCTGTTCTCTTCCGAGTGCCGCCTTAATTTCTTTTACATACTTACGGAGTCCTCTGCTTTCAAACAAGCCGCGCAATTCCATAAAGGTTTCTGTTGCAGTTTTCTGCAGATGAGCTGTGTATATAACCCATTCTGCATACAGAATCATTCCGGATGCAATCCGCCCGGAAGTATCCAGTGTTTTCCCGTTCTGTCTTGGAACAGATAAGCCACATGTCGGCGCTGACCAAACATCATCCTCTGTACGCCCCATCCAATCATTCAGCACTTCACTCTGCCACGGATCCACAATCAATTTCCCGACCGCAAGCACTTTTACCGCATCGGGGCCATCCGTATAAGCATAATCCGGAACAATTCTATCGGACGGTGTCTGGCTTCCCATCAGCTTTTCGTGCCGACAGGATTTCTCCGATTTCGTCATCGTCTTTCTCCATTCCTTTTATTTCTTCAATTTCTTTGATTGTTTCTCTGTATTGCCTGGAGAGCTGTGGCATTGTCTTTGGACCATCAACAGCATCTTTCGCGCATATATCAATCTGTTTTGCGAGAATCAGTGCCAAATTTTCCAAGCGTTCCAAGCGGCTTCCCTCGCTTGTTACAGTTGCCATTTTCTTAGCTCTTCCCATCTAAATTCACCTTTCAAAAATTTTCCTGTGTGTAAATCGGCGCTGGACAGCGGTGGTGGTCGCCGTCGCC